TATCGGTAGGTATTGTTTGATAATTTTTGTTTTGATACCAGTATCTTGCATAAGTGCCCTTGCGGTGTCTATATAAACTTTATATTCTTTATCTTTTTTCTTTTTAATATCTGTTTCTACAAGTTGTTCTTGTAATTGATTTAACTCACCTGTTTGTTCAGCTGTAGATACATTTTCATTTGTTAAATCTGCTATCTCTTGCCCTAGTCTAACAGATTGTTTTTTGATTTCTTCTATTGAAGTTTCATAACGATTGATTAATAATTCTTTTTCTCTAATTGATACCATTGTTTTATTGATAGTATCAAGTTTCATTTCATTCGTTTTAATCTCTTTGTCTATCTGACCTAAAGCACTTTCTAGCTCTTGTATTTTTTCTGTCTTTTTATTAATCATTGTAGATTTAAATGCTTCATCAATTGCTTGTTGACAAACAGGACAATCGCTATGTGTTTCAAAGAAACCTAAATCTTTCTTATGTTTACTACAGGTGTTTTCTAGTTTTGCTTCTAAGTTATGAAGTTGTTTGTGTTTAGCATTTACTTTTGTTTCATCTAAAATTTGTTTTTGTAGTTCAGCAATATCTGTTCTAACCTTCTTAACATCTTCTTGGTAGTTTGCTATATCGGTTATAGATTTATCTAGTTCTGCTTTTTTAGAATCAGCCAAGTCTTTACTACGATTACTAATATCATCAATATATTTTTTCTTATCTTCAATCTTTGTATCTAGTATAGAATATTCAAAATCATCTTGTTTAATTAATTCATCTTGTGCTTTTGCCTTTTCTCTAAACATTAAATTCATTTTAGAAAATATTTCTATGTCTAATATTTCTTCAACAACCTGCCTTCTATGTCTAGCTCTTAGTTGCATAAATGGCACAAACGAAGCATTACCTAATATTACAACCTGAGTAAATGACCGAAAGTTTAATTTTAGTATTGTTTGTTCTAAATGTTTTTGATAATCTCTTTGAGCTGCGTCTTGGTTTAACATATCACCATCGCACCATATCTCAAATATGTTTGGTTTGATACCTCTTATTATCTTGTAATCTTTTTGTCCTACTGTAAATTCAACTTCGACAATACATTCTTTTTCATTGATTGTATTAATTAGTTGGTCTTTTTTAATATTTCTAAAAGGTCTTTGAAACAATCCAAAACATAAAGCGTCTAACATAGTAGATTTACCTGCACCGTTTTCACCTACAACTAATGTGGTATTAGATTTGTCTAAAGGTATCTCTATAAACTGTTGACCTGTACTTAAAAAGTTTTTATATCTTACTACTTTAAAATTAATCATTGGCTACCACATCTGTATCTTGTGCCTCTATAAATGTTTCTTTAATCATTTGTTTTAGTTTATCTTTATCTAAATCAACTGGTAACTGGTCAACATAATTATTTACTAGTGTCATTGTATCTTCCGACCCTTCAACAACATCATCGCTTACATTATGATGTGATAGGTCTGAATAATCTTCTAGTATTTTTAATTCATGCACACTAATTGTTTTATATAATCTATCCAATAATCTATCAAACATTTCGTTATCTTTTTTATTAACAACTATTAATTTAATAAACTTTTGGTTGTAATCTGTAATATCAAGTTTGTCATAATTATTTTTTGTATCATCATACATAAGTTTTTTAAATATGGTATGTGGGTTAGGTATAAATTCTAACTCTCTTGTAGCTGTATCAAATATATGAAACCCTTTTTGATTGTTGTAATCTGACCAAGTCATTTCATATTGACTACCTAAATAAAATACTTGACCGTCATCATTCTTGTGGTGAAAGTGACCACTCAATGTTTTCTCAAATCTACCTACAATACTTTTATCATATCCATGTGTCTGCACCATAGCATCCATCATTCTAAAACCGTTCAGGTCAAAATGACCCATGCAAATGTCTGCTTCTACTGTGTTAAGAATGTGTAAGGAATGTGCTTCATTTTCTGGATTGATCCAAGGGCACAATAATATTTTGAGACCATCAAACTCTACAACTTTAGGCTCTTCGTAAATAAATGGTTCGTTTACACCATCAGGTGCTGTACATAATTCTTGTACTGCATTTACCTTATTAGTATTTCTATAATATATGTCATGGTTACCTATAAGAATGTGTGTGTCTATTTTTTCATTCCATAGTTTTTGCATAAATTTGTTTCTAAAATTGTGTGCGATTCTAAAATTTATAAACTTTCTTCTATCAACAATATCACCTAGATGAATAAGTGTTTTAATATTGTGTTGTTCTATGTAAGGAAAAAATATATCTTCATAGAACTTATAGAAATAATCGTCAAAAATTAAACTATCGTTTCTGGCACCAAAATGGGTGTCATTCAATAATGCTATCTTCATACCTACCTTATAATAAAATTATTCTTTGCTGTTTCTTTGCAAGAAGTCTAACAGCTGACTTCTATATTGGGCATCATCTCCTTCTAGTTGATCCATCATATTTTCAACACCTGCATTTTGTATCATTTTCTTTTTTACTTCCATTTGTTTCTTTTCTTTTTGTATTCTTCTTATAAATGCGTAGTAAATTATTTGTGTAAAATATGCAAAAGGGTTTGTTGATTTATCAGGATTAAAATTATCCATATACTGTAAACAATTTTCTATACCATCTGAAATCATATCGTCTCGGAAAGTATAGTTAATAAAATTAGGTCTATACGATAAATGGTTTGCAATCTTTAGAAAACACTCACCAATATAATTTGACACATCAGGTTTTTTCTTTCCTTTCTCTTCAGCAACTCGACACTTATCTCGGTGTTCAATCATCGCTTGTAGAAACTTTTTATTATCTACATAATGTGCTTTGTTCGTTTTTTTAGCCATAATAATTTTTCTTTCTTATAGTATGCATTATACTATATTTTTCAAAAAAATGCAAGCTAGTGCTTGACAATTTTGGGATTGTGTGTATAATCGACTATGTAGTCGCTTGAGGGAGTAGCTATAGCTAGTGTATAGTTTTTCTTGTAGGTCTATTAAGTAATTCAATATCTTCATTATCCATTCTTTCTTCTTGTTCAATTCGTTCAGCCAACTGTAATATTCTTTCCATTTCTTCAGGACTCATTGGCGCTTTTACTTTTCTCTTTTCTAACTGTCTTAATATAACATCATAATAACTATCAAGTTCTTTACTTATTGATGAAATAGTTAATACCTTATCTCTCGGTATAGAAAAAGTCTTTTGATTAGCAAACATTATCCAAGGTGCCAAAGAGGAATCATCTCTTGGTCCATATCGTGTTTCTTTGGTTATTGTTCTTAATTCTAAAGGTTCATCAATTTTAATCCAATTAGGATCATCATCTTCAACCTTACCAATTAACTCGCAGCCACTAATAAGTTTTACTAATAATTTTTCTTTTATCATATTACTATTTATGCTTTAGAGAAACATTATGTATCTCATAATCAAACTCCTCCTGTGTGTATATACTAACTCTCTCTTGAAAATGTTTAAGAGTAAAGTTTTCTTTTGATTTATAAGTTAAATCATCTGCTATATCATACAATACAGCATTAGTCTTATTGTCGCCCAATCGTAAACCACGACCAATACTTTGCAAGTTTCTTATTCTACTTTTACTAGAGCTTGCAAAAATAATATTGTGTAGATTTCTTATATTAACACCTGTACTAAATGTGCCATAACTTGCAACGATAATAGCATTCTTTTCTTTTTCTGTGATACCTCTAATTGCTTCTCTTTCATCTGCTTCTACACCACCAAAAATATAAAAAACTTTTCGGTTATCATCAGCCTTTTCTTTAATTATTTCATATAATTTTTTACCATGTTTTTCTACTAACTGAAATAAAACTAATGTATTACCTTTCATTTTAATTGCAAGATTTCTTAAAAAATTATTTCTACTTTCACTACTTACAAGATAATCTACCTCATCTTGGTACTTACCTTTTGATACCATCTTACTATCCTCTTCGGTATGTTTAAGTATGATACAACGAATTGTAAGGTTAGATAGTTGTTTTTTATCCATAAGTTTTTTAGTAGATGTAACCTTATTTACTGCACCAAACAATCCTTCTAATACTAGTTTGTGTGTTTGTGTGCCATCTAATGTGCCTGTTAATCCTATACGATATTTACAAGTTTCTAGTTTAGTCATTAATTCTGTAAGTGATTTTGATTTAAATAAATGAGCTTCATCACCAAAGACAGCACCAAATTGTTCAAAATAATTTTTCGGCAACTTATATAAACTTTGCCATGTTGATATTAAAACTTTTTTATCTGTTTGATTAGAGTAACCGCTATATAATCTATGACAATATTTTTTTACATCCCAACCATATGATTTAAAATCAGAATACATTTGTTCAACCAAAGATGTTGTTGGCACTACTAGCAAACATCTATTATTTTTTCTGTCTTTAATTAAATGAGAATAGTATCGTATTAAAGCATATATGATAAATGATTTACCGCTTGCTGTAGGACTTAATAATAACGCACGGTTAAATTTTAGACTATGATATATGGCGTCTATCTGATAATCTCTAGCTTCAAATTTTTGACCTAAACCGTTTGAAAATTTTTTAACAATTTCTTT